AGAATTTGAACGTCTGTATCTTGATGATGCAGACGTTTTTGGGTTAGAGTTCTGGTTTAATGACATAGTTGAGGTAAATGAGAGTTTAAAAAATAAACCAGAAAAACAAACATGAAAGCATTAGTAATTCCTTCGATATTTACCGCAATTGACAAATTTACTGGACCAGTCAAAGGAATGGCTAGGGACACGGGCGCAGCATTTGAAAGGATGCAACGTGATATGCGAAAAGCAGGTCAAACTGCATTTTCTGTTGGTAAAAAATCAGCATTAATTGGCGCCGCTATAATCTTACCATTATCATTGGCCGCGAATGAAGCAATTAAATTTGAGGAAAGTCTAGCTGACATTGGAAAAACAACAGGTTTGGCTGATGCAAAACTTGAAAAATTCGGTGATGGTATATTGAAATTATCAGAAACAACTAGGACAAGCATTGAAGATTTAGCAAAAATTGCTGAAATTGGTGGCCAGTTGGGTATTGCTGAAAAGGATTTATTATCTTTTACAAACGCATCAGATAAATTTAACATTGCATTAGGATCTGATTTTGGTTCGGTTGATGAAGCGATCAGCCAAGTTGGTAAAATTAAAGGATTATTTGAAACCACAAGGGAATTGGATGTTGCTGATTCAATTAATAAAACTGGATCAGCTATCAATGAACTTGGAGCAATTGGAGCCGGTACAAGTGCCAATATTACAGATTTCGCATTGAGAATGGGAGCCTTGCCAGATGCATTGAAGCCAAGTATTGAAAACACTTTGGCATTAGGTACGTTTTTAGAAGAAATGGGAATAAATTCTGAGCGTGGAGCATCAGGTTTGAGCAAAGTTTTATTAGTTGCTGGTCAAAACTTGGGTAGTTTCGCGAATCAAATGGGATCAACTAAAAATGAGGCTTCAAAATTATTGGCTGAAGATCCAACTAAATTTGTTACATTATTTGCAAAATCATTTGAAGGATTAGCACCTGAACAGTTGGCTATGAAATTGAAGGATTTAAAACTTAATTCTCAGGAGGCTATAAAAGTAATTGGAGCATTAGGTGGAGGAACAAAACGACTTGCAGAACTTCAGGAGGCATCAAACAAAGCATTTTCAGAAGGAACAAGTCTACAAGATGAAGCCGCAAAGAAAAACGCAACAACAGCCGCAAAAATGGCTATAATGAAAAACAAAATGCAATCTTTAGCCATTACAATTGGCCAGGCGTTATTGCCTGTGATTTCAGATTTAATTGAAGCGGTCACTCCTGTAATTAAGAGTTTTTCTAAATGGGCGAAACAAAATAAATCAATGTTAGGTACAATTATTAAGGTTGTAGCAGCTGTTGCCGGTTTTGCGTTTGCGATTTCTGGCGTTGCGTTTGCAATTGGAATTGCACAGAAAGCGATGGTAATTTTCAATTTTGTTATGTCTGCAAGTCCCGTTGGATTAGTTGTTGTTGGGGTTATCGCTTTAGGCGTTGCGCTGTTTGCTGTATCAAAAGCATTCAATCAAGTGTCAACGGCTCAAAAACTAAATAACGAGGTAACAAGCAGAGCTTTAGACGCTACAATTGATCAACGTGTTGAGGTTACAATGTTATTCAAAGCATTAAGAAAAGCAGAAGAAGGATCATCAGCTTATAATTCAACGCTTGAAAAGTTGGAGGCAATGCAACCTGGTATTATTGAAAAATATGATTTACAAACTAAATCTATTGAAAAAATAAATCAAGCTGAAAAAGCATTGATTCAAACCATAATGCAACGGGCAAAAATTCAAGCCGCTGAAGAATTAACTGTTGAAAAAACAAAGGCAGCTATTACTGCCGAACAAGGTGGTCCAGGATTCATGGATAACGCTCTTGAAATATTCAAACGTAATGCTTTGGCAACTGTAACTTTTGGTATTTCTGAAATAACTGGCGCGCAATCATTGGTTATTGACTCAGCTGAAGAAAAAAACAAACAAGAAGTTAAACAACTGTTTTCTGAAGCTGATATTTTAGCAACTCAAGTTGCAGAATTTCAAGCAGTAAATCCAGAAAAAACAAAACAAGACGCTCAAAACAGTTTTATTGAAAAAACAACAACAAACAAAGTTGAATTATTAATTAAAAACGAAACTGGAAACGAGATTGAACAGATAGGCGGAAACGCTAATTTTGCAATGCCTACAGTAAAATAAATATTATTATAAATGGCAGACATAAAACTAAAAGAAACAGGTGATGGCGGTGACGCTATATTCAACGGAACAGACATTGAAACGATTGAAGGTTTTGAAAATATGCCGTTTATCGGTATCTCTGGAGGTAATATTGAAGAAAACACAAAAGAATACCTTGACGGAGAACAACGTTTTTCATGGTGGGGTAATAATTTGTTGATGCTTGAAGATCAATCAATTCAATTTAATTCAGATTTTGAAAGGTTATTGAATAACATTGAACTTTCAAGCAGTTCAAGGATTCAAATTGAAGAAACTATCAAATCGGACCTTGCGTTTATGTCTGATTTTTCAGGTGTTGAAGTTTCAGTTTCAATTGTTTCAGTTGACAGAATAAGAATTTTAATTAAATTACAGCAACCAGATAATGAACAATCACAAGAATTTGTTTATATTTGGGACGCTACGAAAAACGAATTATTGAATAATGGCTAATATACCTACTTTAAAAGAACTGCAAACTGCAATCATAGCAGATATTGAAGCCGAATTTTCGACTACTTTGCCGATATTTGGTAAAAATTTCCTTCGTGCATTGGCAGCTGTTCAAGCTGGAAAATTAAAATTATATTATTTATTAACTGGTAAAGTTCAAAAAAATATTTTTGTTGACACGGCTGAATCAGAACTAATTGGGGGAACCCTTGAAAGGTTTGGGCGCGCTAAACTTGGAAGGAATCCATTTCCGGCAACAGCTGGAGAATATACCGTTTTAATAACGGGTACAATTGGCGCAATTATTCCAGAATCAACAACATTTAAATCAAATGATGATTCAAGTTCACCTGGTTTGTTATATATTTTAAATTCTGCATACACTTTAACAGGTGCGCCTGAATTAATTACATTGTTGGCACTTGACGCTGGAATTGATGCGCGTTTATCTGTAAATGATGAATTAACATTGACGGCACCAATTGCATTAGTTGACAGTGTTGGAGTAGTTACAGTTGAAACTGTTATTCCTCAAGCCGCTGAAGATTTAGAAGATTACAGACGAAAAGCATTAGACGCTTATAGGCTAGAACCTCAAGGGGGGGCTGGTTCAGATTATCGTATTTGGTCCTCAGATGTTCAATCAGTTGAACAGGTTTATCCGTTCGCTGTTAATGGTGTTAGTGGTCAAGGATCGCTGTATGTTGAAGCTACAATTGCAGATTCAACAGACGGAAAAGGAACGCCTTCGGGCGCTACACTTACAGCTGTTGAAGTAGCCATTGAGTCACCAACAGCATCAAGGCCATCAAGAAAACCATTAGGCGTAAATGTAACATATAACGCTGTGACAATTAAAGAAATAGATATTGAAATAACTGGATTTGTTGGTATAACGGTCCCAATTCAAACCGCAATATTTAATGCAATAAAATCTGAATTGTCAACTATTAGACCGTTTGTCGGTTCAATAGATATTTTAGCAGACAAGAACGATATATTTGATATTAATAAAATCATTAGCGTCATTTTAGCTGCCAACCCAGGGAGCCAATTTGGAGCAGTTGATTTAAAAGTTTCAACAATTTCTGTGTCTACATTTCAATTTTTAGACGGAGACATTCCTCACCTTAATACAATAACATACGTTTAATATGGGCGTTATTGAAAAAATAATAAAAATAACTAAACAGCTTTATCCAACAGGTAGGGCGTTTAATTATCCTGATGGGGGTGTAATGTATAAATTACATAAAGCATTAGGACAAAGCGAAAAAAGAGCCGTTGAGGACTTACAATCTATTTTGTTTCAGATATTGCCAGACAATGCAAATTTTACGGCTGATGATGCAACAAGATGGGAGCAACGTCTTGGGATGATTAACGGGTCAGCGTTGTCATTGTCAGACAGAAAAGCCGCTATTTTAAGAAAAATCAATCATCCTGGAGATATACCAGCAAGACAATCGCATGATTATTTGCAAGATCAACTTCAGGCAGCTGGGTTTGATGTGTACGTACATGAGAATACAAACAATCAAACGATTGAAGATGTTTTATCTTTAAACCTAAACTTTCAACAGTTCGGTCAGGCTCAATTTGGAGACTTTCAGTTTGGAAATGTTTATTCTTACTATTCAAGTTTATTTGATTCAATACAATTTGGAGATTCTAGTTTTGGTTCATTTCAATGGGGTAAATCTAATTATTATAAAAACAAAGTTGTAAATCATATACCTCAAAGTTTAGATGTTTATTTTAATATTGGATCAAACCTAACGTCTACTTTTTTTATAGGTGGGGCGGTATTAGGTGATTTTGTTAATGTTGATTTATTAAGGCGTGACGAATTTAGACAGTTAATATTAAAAACTAAACCAGTTCAAACAGTTGGTTATTTATTAGTAGATTATATATAAAAAAATATTATGAAATTATTACAAAATAAAACAAACGTAGTTGCTCCAAATGCAACATATCCTTTTGGAAACATGAAGGATAATACAGGATCAAATGATGGTACTCCTGCAGACACTGAATTTATGACTGATTACGTTCAGCTATTTGAAAAAATGATGGATGAATCTGGAATTGTTGCAAATGGAAACCCAGATAATGAGACTAACGGGTTTCAGTTGTATGAAGCATTTAGAAAATTAACAAAACCTTATAAAATTTATACTGCGTTATTATCTCAATCTGGAACAAATGCTCCAGTGGCTACTGTTTTAGGTTTAAATGAAATAGGCACAATTATATGGACTAGAGTTGGAGGTGGTAGTTATTCCGGTACTTTGGTTGGTGCTTTTACGGCCAATAAAACTGCTATAATCATATCTAATTCTTCGTTAGCTGGGTTTAGTGTTTTTGCGGGTAGATTTGGCGATGATCTTGTTAATTTAACTTCGTCGGGGGATAATCAGATTACAGAGGCTACTATTGAAATAAAAGTTTATGACTAAATAATTTGGATATTGTATAAATACATATTATCTTTACAATAAAATATAAATTATGAAAAAGTTATTATTAGTATTAGTATTATTATTTTTAGTATTATTGTCATGTAGTAAAAATGATTACAAAGTTTACACGGCTAACATTACCCAATTTGGAGAGGGCGATCCTGAATCTAATGAGTTTAAAAACTCTATAGGTGTGATTAATTGGTCAAGAGTTGGAAAAGGCTATTATATAGGTGTGTTCGAGGATATGCCTAGTTATGATAAAGTTTGGTTATCTATAAATAAGCAGACTTTAAACGGTGATAGTGGGCCAACCATAAAGGCTCAATCTAACGGCATAATAATTGAATCTTTTATCATGGGTGAGTCTAGCGATGGGGTGTTGATTAATACACCTATAGAAATCCGTGTTTACGATTAGTTTATGACTATTAAATTCAATGTTGATACGGATGCGGTTATTAAATTAACAAACAATTTGGAAAAGCTGAGTAAATCGGCTTTTCCAATTGCTGTTCGTGGAACTTTGAACAGTTTGGCTTTTGATGTAAAGAAGAATACAATGCCAAGATCAGCATTAACATTTAAAAAAAGGGAAAAGAATTTTTTCAAAGCAAATTCAACTGTCCACATGGCCAAAGGTTTTAATATTAAATCAATGAAATCAAAGGTTGGTTTTACAGATAATAGAGCCAGTAATGAAGCCGTTGAAGATTTAGAACAACAAGAACATGGAGGTAATATTGACGGCAGAAAATATATTCCAGTTAATACCTCAAGGACATCAAAAAGCAACAGAAGAAAAGTTTCAAAAAAAAACAGGCTTGGAACTATTGGAATTAAAAATATTGTTAGAACTAAAGATGTTAAAGGCAAGAATGAAGGCGAAAAATTCAACAAGGCAGTCTTTAAAGCTGGAAAAGGTGGGTTTGTTCAATCGACATTGAAAAGTGGCGTTAAAATGGTCTGGAGGGTTAACAGTTTGAAAAGGTCTAAAAATGGACGTTTTAAATTGACAGCCGTATACATTGTAAATGATAGTAAAAAAGTAAAAGTCAAGGGAACCGGATTCATGAAAAAAGCCACAGCAAAAACAGCAAAAAAAGCTGATGATTTTTACATTGAACAAGCTGAAAGAAGATTTGAACGCGCATTAAAAGCAAAATAAATGAGTTGGATTGATAATATACAGGATAATATAAAAATAACTACTGGAGACGGTAAGGTTTACGAACCACTTTATAAAATTACTGAAAAAACAGTTGAATATAATGTTGCTGAATTTAATTTTCCAAACATTGAAGGTACTTTGGTTAAAAAATCCGAGCCAAAAGGCGCACGACATAAATTTGAATTAATTTTTCAAGGTCCTGATCATATTGAGGAATCAAAAGCGTTTGAAATATCAAACAAAGACAGAAGGCCATGGAAAGTTTTTCATCCAATATGGGGTAACTTGACAGTTCAACCCACATCATTATCATTTAACCCTTCAGGATTAAGTGACACAAAAATAAACGCTGAAGTTATTGAAACAATTACTGAGGAACTGCCAAGAGTTTCAATTGATCCAAAGAATAAAATTTCCTTTGATTATATGAATACTAATGTTAGCATTGCAGCAGGATATTCTGATAATGTTATTCCAACGGCTTCAGATGTTACACAATTAGCTCAAACAACAGATACATTGTATTCTTTAGGCGCTGAATCAGTTAAATCAGGAGATCAAGCAAATGAATACTTTCAATTATACAACAAAGCTAGTGCTGCAATTTTAAACGCGGCTAGTGATGCAAGTACAGCTGCAACTCTAGCAATTGATTTATATACATATCCTAGTTTATTTGTTAGCGGTGTAAAGGATAGATTGACATTGTTATTTAATCAATTATTGAGTATTTCTGATGATTTGGAAAACTTACTCACATTTAATGAAAAAACCACATATGAAATGAGTGGCGCAGGAATTATTTCTGCTATGGTAAACGCTTCAATTAATCCAGATGAAAATGATTATGTTAGTACAAATGAGGTTTTGGATGTTATAACTCAAGTTTTAACATCATATAATCAATACGTTGTTAATATTGACAGCTTACAGACTCCAACAGGCGATGAAGAAAATAGTTATATTCCTAATTATGACAGTATTTCAGATTTATCTGATTTAGTTAATTATTCAGTTGCTAATTTATTTAATATTGCGCTTGGAGCAAAACAAGAAAGGTTTATTTTCTTGGAATCTGATTCAAACGCCATTATTTTAGCGCATAGATTTTACGGTTTAGAAGAAGATGATTCAACTATTGATGATCTGATAAACCAGAATAATATTGGTATAAACGAAATGCTTCAAATTAAAAAAGGACGAAAAATAATATATTATGTCTAGCGGTTTAGTATTACATATAAACGACAGGTTCAGAAATCGAAAGGTTGAATTTTTTAACAAAGTTAGGATTCAATTAAAACACGATTCAATAGCATCAACGTTTTCATTTATATTTTATTTTGATCCTTTCAATATCGAATTAAAGGAATTGAGTTGTGTCACACATTTCCATGAAGTAACGCTTGAATATAATGGAGAGTTGGTTTTAACCGGTGTTTTAACGTCTCAGAAATTTATTCAAGGAACATCTGAAAAAATGATGTCATTTGGTGGCTATTCTAAATCTGGAGTTTGGGTTGACGTTAATATTCCGCCTTCAATATATCCATTACAATCAGACGGGTTGAGTTTAAAAAACATAGCCAATAAATTAGTTCGTCCATTTGTAAGAAATTACGGATTAGCAATGAAAATTGATCCTAAAGTTTCAAGTCAAATGAACAGCGTTTTTAAAAAAACAACAGCTTCGGCAACTCAAACAATTAAAGATTATGTTTTAAGAATAGCGTCTCAAAAAGATATTATTTTAAGCCATAACGAAAAAGGTGAGATATTTTTCACAAAAGCCAAGACAGAACAAAAACCAATTATTGAATGGGACACAACGAAAGGAACAATTCATGGTGTTGATTTCAGTATGGACTACAATGGGCAAGC